AACACCTCTAAGCTTATACCCTCCTTCTGAAATAACGGTGGAACAAATTTGCTTCAATGTGCTGGCTCCAGATGTTCCGGCTGTATTAAAAATTTCACATCGAAGAGGAAGAGAGGCGCTTGTTATATATGTGCTGGTAATAATGTTTGCGTGTTGAAATGTATGGCAGATAATGAACTGTCCATCAATAATAAATCCCATTCGCACAGAACCAACCCCCAACCACTCAACATCCATCCAATATATTTGAGCCTTGGTTAAATCAAGCGTAATACCTGAAGCTCCCGTGCCGTCTAATTTATCTCCATTCCAGTTTTCTTGTAAGACGGGAGTATTTACCAAGGAGCCAGTAACAATACTTCTTTCTACAAAAGAAACTGTAGTTCCAGCTTGTTCTAAATAAAAACCATTATTGCTTCCGTAATATCCAAAGCGCTGTGTAAGGCCAGTTTTAGCCGGACTCATTACAAACGTATTCATAATAAGTAGTGACTTACCGGGCTGGTAAGAAAATACTTTTATTGTCTCTCTTGTAACAGAAGAGCCGGAAGCGGCTGTAACATTTAAATCAACAAGGCCTTGGTTTGAATTAAATACAACCGTTGCTCCAGTAGCTGTGGCTGATGACCACAAGTCGTTATCATCAAATCTATGGCTAGAATCAAATAGTGTTAAAGGATTTGAAACCCTTAAACGACCAAAAGCATCTGATTGCGTTGGAGGCAGAGTTACCTCAATTGGGCTATTAGACGCGCTTAATAAGCTAGATATAGTTTCTGACACGGAATATGTTTTATTTTTGTATTGTATAAACGAATTTATTCCATTGACTGTAGGTGTTACTTCCCAAATAGCTATATTGTTTACGGGGAAAGTATATTGTACGCCTGCGGGAATTTGCGGATCTTCGTCTATTTGTATAACAGTCGCTTGCACCTGACTAGTTACACCAGCATTAGCTGCGCTTAATAAGGTGGAAAGCGTTTCAGATACATAAAATACTTGATTGCCTAATTTATTGCTTGGGTTAGGGTAGTAGAATATTGCAGCGTTAACGGCAGCAATAGGAAGCGTAGCTTCCTTCATCATAATATCGCTTGTGAGAAAAGAAACTTGTATTGGGGACGGCAATGGGCTTCCGTCTATTTGATATACCGTTACTTGAATTTGACTTGCCATTTTTACTGCCCTTGAAACTGAATTTGATTAGCGTAAGCCGCTACATCATTGTACTGTAAATTTACACCAATTAATCGTAATGCGCGAGCAATAATTTCCATAATTGACACATCATCCCAGACAGGTTGCACGCTATTTGCTGCGCTGTACACGGGTACGCCATTTCCGTCAAGCGTGTAACCCCATACCATATCAGGCGGTTCTATAATGTAGCTTATTCTGGCGCTGCCCAATCCAAAGGGTGCAAATTGGAAGCCATTGTTTTGTATCATATAAACGGGCCAATTGTCGATGGGGTCGATTACGCTATTGTAAATTGAGTAGAAATAGTGCTGCTGCACTTCCCTAATTCTCTCGTAGCCATAGGCGCTCCACATTGCATCGGTTTGCATATAAGCGCCGCCGCTTGGTAATTGAGAGGCTGCGCTTGGGTAGGGGGAATAGCCGGTGCTGTCAATTGATAGCCACGTTTGATAGATAATTGGGGTAAGCCTCTGCCGCAAGACAGCATTTTGGCCAAACTCGACTCTTGCGACAGGGCGCCCCGGTTGGTATTGTTGAAAGTTACCCAAGAGATAGGATACATAGCCCTTCTGGGCGATATTTATGCTGTTGTTAAAATCCTCTGGTGAGACGTAGCCCATTTGCAAGTTCTTTGATGTTGCATAAAGCACTATTTTATACACATCGTTTATATTGTACGACATTATTTCTTACGTTTAGTTTTGCCCTCCACAAATTTACTTAATTTTTCTTGCAAATATTTACGCTCTTGTTCGCTATAATCCGTATACCTAAATACAAACCCCATGCAGCGCTTATAATCCCCCTTGCAACAAGAAACTACATTACCCGGAGTTGTTTTAACCGACCTTGCTGCATCTTTTACCGAATTATGTAATTGTATTAAATTTCCATCCGTATCGTATTGCTCGACCTTTCGATAGGCAGAAGGAACCTTATAGCCTTTTTTTCTTTTAGGTGGATTAAGATTTATTTTTTGTATGTTTTTTAATAAAATTTCTTTGCCTCCATTTTTAACCCAGTCATTTACCTTTTCCTTTATACTATTTCTCCATCTTGTCCTTTCCTCTTCGTTCATCCATTTTGTTGTGCTTCCTCTTCCTCCGACGGCTGTATTGTAATTATCCTTGTTTTTAACCCATTCTTCATTAACTAAATACCTTTCCTCTTCTAAAGCTTCTTCGTATGTGTCATAAAAAGAAAGTATATATCTTCTAAAAGAAGTATATCCGTGTTTTTTTACTGCTCTATGAAAAAAAAGCGGCCTTTTGCTAAATTCAGCATCAGAACGCGAGTAAACACCACAGCCGATATACCCATCGTCAATGTTTTCTGTTTTGTGAACGCCTATATAACTCTTGTTATTAACCTCACAAATGGTTTGATAAACGAATATGTGTGGGCTATTTGACATTTCTTATTTTGTAAAGGGAAGATGTGACAACCACATCTTCCCAAAACATTATATATTATGAAATCTTTTTTAACTGATCTCTAAAGGCTTCTCCTTCTTGGGTATTAGTAAGTGCTAGGTTCAAGAGATACTTCTCTGGAGTGTCTTGCTTTGACATTACGCCAATAAGACCGCCTCCGTTTGACCAGTATATCTTCCCCGGCTCTCTACCAATTTCAATTTTAGAATCAAGAATACCGCGTTTAATCATCCACATAATGTCTATTTCCTTAGAGTCCTTAGTTTTCTGGAAATAATCTGGATTACGTTTTGCGTATATCATATATTCCCTCCGCAGACCATCATCAGTCTTTGGTAAACCTAAGTCGTCAATAAGACGGATACCTAAGAAAGCAGCGTGCTTGCGCATCTTTTCGGCTGGCATCTCTTTGGCTAAAATAGCCATTTCGAGTTCCATTGCCTCACGCTTAAACATTTCTTCTTGTTCTCTTGCAGGATCGTACTCGTAAAACTCAAAGTGGCTACCTGTTTTATTGCTAGAGCTACCAACATTATGCCTTGTAATACGCGCAAATTCAAGCGCTGTAGTATCCCATTCTGGGATGCGAAGGATTTTGGTGCCTCTAACAAAGCTAAGACTACGCATATTGTTTCTTACGTATTCGGGTGTGATGTCTTTTTGTTCTTTTACCCAAATTGTATCAACGCCCGAAAGAAGTCTTATGCGCTCCATCTTGCCTGTAGCTGGATTGATAACGTCATCAATTCCCGGGACATGCACACCACCTTTTCTAGTATTAGTTAATAGCTTAAAAATGTGGTATCTTATTCCCCTTTCTTGTCTTAATTCCGTTACGATTTCCTGTTCCCCAAGTGAAAGAGCTTCTGTGTTTTTTTGTTCGCCGCTAAGCGAGAACTGAACATCTGATAATTTTGCCATTTTATTGGTTTTTTAATTGTTTACCATTTAAGCTGCGCGCCCCGCAATGTGCGGGCGGTTTTCTTTGTAATAAAATCTATGACCAGCCCTAATGGGCTTTCCGTTGTTGTACATTGCTGCACGATTGATAGTAGTCTTGGGTATGCCAAGTTGTTGTGAGGCCTCTTCGGAGCCATCGAATACCATAACTTCCCCCGCATACTCGCAAACAATTGGGCGTTTAACAGTCTTATTTTTAATTACGCCAACATCAATCTTTAATGGATAGCTGTCGGTTTTGTAACGAAAAACATACCCCTTTGCTTGACTCTTACGTTTTTGCAATGAATCAGATATGGTAGAATGGTGAATTTTTAATTCATCCGAAGCCGCTGAAAGTGATTTATACTCTTTTACAAAATTACCCTGCAAATCATAGCAAAGTATTTTTCTTCTTATAGTATCTCT